TCCCGTATTTGCAATTGTTGATTCTGCACTTAATGCAACCAAAACTGTATTAGATGTAACAGTAGTTACTGAAATAACTTTATCATTAATTACAAGAACATCTCCAACAGCAACATCATTCGAAAAGAAAGTTCCTACTCCTAGAAGAGTAGTGTTAGCAAATGTGTATACTGCGGAAGTACAAGTAGGTGCAACATCTGTATTACTGTTAAGTGTTCCATCATCATTTGTGTTTGCTCTTGATGCACCACATATGGAAACTCTTAAACTGTTTCCAAGATCTCCTGGATATTTTGCAATGAATGCTCCAGCAGTGGTGACTTGTGATCCACCCATGTCTGGATCGTATGTATTCTCATAATGCTCATCATTTCTCACCTGTAGTGCAGTGGTCAATGCAGCATTATTTGAGGTTGTGTGTATGGCACGAACTACTTTAAGATTTCCCGAATACGCGAGATAACTTGCGGCAGTAAACCATGTTTTGTATGTAGCGGCATTAGGTTTCCCAAAGATACTTGCTAATTCAGATTCATTAGATACGGTTGTTCTCCAGACTGCTGGTCCCCATTTAAAGGGTCCTGCAAGTGCTCCTTCCGTCATGGAAATTTCAGGGACAACAGTAGTAAGATCAATTTCTTTGGTTACAACGCCTGGGCTAATTGTAAAAGGCATATTATCTCTCCTATTAAATTAAGTTGAAAGATTAGTTTATGGTTTTTCTACCATATTACATTTATTTATTATTTTCCAATTCTCTAAAATCATAAATATAAAGTAATATCATAAATATACGAAATGCTAATATGGACAAACACAAATTAATAGACAATAAAAAAATAGTTGATCGATTTCTTAAAAAGATTGATCGTACTGAAAAACACACAAAATGTCATATCTGGCTTGCTTCTAAAAATAAGACAGGTCATGGAATGTTTTCTGTTATGGGTAGAACTATGCCCGCCAGTAGATATGCTTTTATGATGTTTCGGGGAGAAGTCTCAAATCATGAAGTAATAACACAAACTTGTTTTAATCCCTCTTGTGTTAATCCCGATCACCTTGAATTATCAAGCAAAAGAAAGATAGGAAAAAGATTAACTATTCATCCAGAACAATTAGTTACTGGCTCTATCAACTTTCTAAATAGACTTAAAAAAGAAAGACCTGATTTGTCTATCAAAATTGAAGACCTTATATCTGAAATTAACAATCCCCCTACAGAAATTAATTTTAGTGATATTGACCCTTTTAGTAGTATAGCCTCCTAGATTCATCATCATCCACCGTCCATACAGTACCCTTATCATCTTTAAAGGTTTCTTCTTCCATACCATCATCTATAATTCCAAATGGCAACATGTCTTGTTCTAAGGTTTCCATTTGTTCTTCCCACATTTTTTTCCTTATGTCCATGTTAGTCAACTCTTTAAAATATCTTTGCTGAACTAACCAACCAAATATAACCAGCGTCATTGCTAGGTCATCATGTGAACCATCTTCTGCCTGATATGTATTATTTGTTAAAGCAAAAGTTGTAAGTTCTCTAATTGTATCAAAATCTGGTATGATTAATTGATCTTGTTCTATCAGATCTTTTAGAGTGGCACATCCAATTCTTTTGATTTGTTTACTCGTTCTTATTCCTAACTGAATGTTCTTTGCAAATCCTCCACCAATTTGCTGTCCTGCTCTACCTCTCATAGTAATAATCATAATATTTTCGTACTCTAAATCATAATGAAGGGTGTCTGCTACCTGACTTCCAATATCATTTACCTCAACTAAGACATGTGCACAATTATACTTATTCCCAACATTGTAAATTATATTCGGATATAACATAGGAGAAATGGTATTGTCTCTATATTTTGCTACTTGTTTATACGGCATTTCAGAAACATCGAATATATTAAACGCAGAATAATCTACACCCTTCCCCTGGGCAGTATCTGCTACCAAAGCATAAATGTGATTTTTTATTGGTTCTTCATAAACATCTAGATTGTTATTACTATGAATTGGATTCTTAAATACCATTGTTCTGAGTTTTGATGGAGCAATTAATGTATATGTTGACCCCACAAATTCACATTCAAACTCTTGAGTGAACTGTACTTCAGAAGTATTTCGTATTGTTTCTTCTTTCCATTTACCATCTCTGCCCGGCATCTCTGACCAATGAACCTCAATTGGTACATAGTCATTTCTTTTTTCTTCTGCATCTATCCACATTTTATAGAACATGTTGAGGCCAAGTGGAGTTGAAACAATTAAAACTTTGGTAGATTCACCAGCAGAAATAGTAGGATAAACAGAAGTAAAGAATTGTTCGGCAATGTTTTGTGGTACGTGTGCGAACTCATCAAGAAAAATAATATTGAATGAACTACCACGAACAGCAGAACTAGAAGTCGCTGCGGCAATAACCTTAGAACCATTTTCTACTTCTATGTTTCCTTTGTTCCAGACAACCACTCCTTGCTGTAACCACTTAGGTAAATGTTCGTATGCAAGTTGTAATCTAGAAAGAAGTTCTCTAGCCACTGCTCCTTTGTTGGCGAGAACAGCAACGTTAACACTTTCATTGAACAAAATATAATGAAGAAGAAAAGCGATGATAGTAGTTGACTTGCCGGTTTGTCTAGGCATTTTACAGATCACAAAACGATTATCAGTAAACTTGTGAATCATATCTTTCTGATAATCATACATATCAAATGGAACTAAACCCCGGTCAACATGAATAATTTTGACAAAATTCTCTATGAAGTATTCAGGGTCATCCTTACATTTCATATATTCTTGTAAGGAATCCTCTGTCCACTCAACGGGCTGAGCTATTGATTTAAGATTAGGATTATTTAAATAAAATGGCGATTTTTCATTAGCCATTATTTTGTCTCCTTTAACTTGCTTTTCAACAACTTCTGTAATTCTGCCGTTGATCCCACGAACAACGCATTAGTGACTTGCGTTGGCCCCTTTTCTACATTTAGTTCTTTTTTGGTTTTATGTAGTTTCATCAATGCTTCGTTTGCGTCTAATCCAGATTTAATCAATTGACCTACAACCTCAAATGCTCTTGCATTTTCCGATTGTTTTGCAATCTCTAACATTTCCTCAACAGCGTCTTGATTTCTTTCGATTAAATTGTAGTAATTTTCACGAGCATAATTATAATCAATATCATCATCTTTACCATTTTTTTGTGGGATAACTCTTGCAGACGGTTCTGGTTTCATTTCCGATGAAGGAACTAAACTAGTAATTTCAAGTATTTCATCTATACGAGTATCATTTTTCATTCAATTCTCCATATTATAAGGTCACATCAAGTCCTGTTACTGGATCATTATCTATATTATCATCAAAAAATTCAGTTGTTTCTGTAAATCCAAAATCATCATTAGCAGTAGCATCTGATGGACCTGGAGTGACAGTATATCGAGTTTTAATTCCTGCATCACCAACGGCTTCTGAACTTGATTCATTTAAGACTTTCATTGTTCCTGTTGCATTTGGTGAACCCGCGTCTGCATTCAGAAGTAAATAATTGGTAGTGAAAGTTGTACTATCTTCTAATATAATATATTCTGCCGGTGGTGTTTCATTTGCTCCCGGAATTCTAAGATTAACAATAACAGTTTTAACAACCGATCCAGTTTTCACATCTGGATAAATGTATCCCTTCATGGTAAACGTTAATGTCCAAATAATTTCTCTAGTTGATTGAAAATCCCCCTGATAATTATCTTCAATAGTAACACCATTCAAGACCATAGTAACATCTGGAGCAATGTTCATTGATGGAATTAAGTTCACCGTTACCGTAAATTCTGGAGTAAAAAATGGTACAATTTGTTCAAAAATTTGTGCGCCGTCTTCTGCATTACTAACCATTGAATACAAACTGAAATCAAAATTATATGGTACAGGATTATACTGTTTCATAAGAGTACTAGTTCCTGCTACAGTATTGGCCGAATAAACTTGACCTAATGTATTTAATTTTCTAGTTCCATCATATGTAATTCCTGTAAGATCAAATCCCATTCGTGGTAAAGACATTGCAACTGCTTCATCTGTTCCACTTACTCCACGCGCTCGTCTTAATCTAAGAATCCATCTATCTCTTGGAGAATATGCAATAGGAACTTTTATTTGTTCTTTTATAACATCACTTGCATCTCTACGCACTACATTAATATCATTAAATAAAGTACCAAAAACGGCAACATATTTTCTAATTGTTTGGTGATAATAAGTTGTTCCAAGCATTATAGACTCCCGAATGGATTACCTTCTGTGAAGTCAATAATTGCATCGGCTTCTTGTTCTATTAATTGATTAGATGCTTGAGTATCAGTAGCACTCTTCTGCATATCGAAAGATGTTATTGCATAAGATGCTCCAGAATCTTTACCTACAATATTTACAGTACCATCAAAATTCTTAGTCATATTCATAAGTCTTAATACTTTAGTTCCTGCAGTCCATTCTGCAACTTCAGCTTTATATGCGGTTGTTGCATAAGTTCCTTGATATACTTCTTCATCAACAATATAAGTTCCACTTCCGGCACCCATTGTAAAGTCTACCGTATAAGAATGTAATCTTTCAATTTTATCAATTGCTTCAACACCAGTATCAAATTTTTGATCTGTATATTCAAATAGAACACACTTCATATCATAACCCTGAAGTGATCCTGTTTGATAAAATATATCTCCGTATGGTTGATCTGCTACTGTTATAATCTCAAACAAAGATTCAACCAATGGAAAGAAAATTAAATCACCCTCTTTCGGAATTCTGTTTCTACCGTCTGCAATATCTTCTGTTGTAGAAAAGTCAAGTTCTCTATATCTTCGTACTGCCACCGTAAATGTAATTTCATCGTGAATTTCTAAACCAAATCTAGAAATAACATCAACTTCACCAGAAAATCCATCTACATCTTTAATATAAATTTCTATCATACGGGCATCATTAAATTCAGAATAAGTATCATCGCCCATTAGTGTATCTTCACTAACCAATGTGCGAGGAATATAATACATATCTTGGCCATACATTTTAATGGCCTCGATAAATAAATCTTCGATTAATCCTTGATCTGCTGCTGAATTAAAATTATTAAAATATGGGTTTGTTGCCATTTATTATCCTATAAGATGATCTACAGGTAACTCGTATCGTAATTGCATTTCTTCACCAATCTTATCTAGTTCTTCCTTTGCATCATCATACATTTGTCTACCATTCATTGTTACACCTCCTGGAAGTTGTAACCCCTCAAACTTAATAAGATTTTGACCCCATTGCTGTTTCATCAATGCAGTATTATATCTCTTGAGAAACATATCACCCCAAACATCTGTATATGTGGCAGGATCAATAATTTTATCTACTTCAACAATAATAAAATCATCTATATCAGCATCCGCGCCCCAAGAAATATCAAGAAACAATTTGTCTTGATGGCGATTATATCTAAACATAGGAGTACCCGTGAACATTTCATTAATTAACATTAAATGTTGTTGAGAAATTACAAAATTTGTTAATTGTCCACCCCCTATGGTATGCATTTCGTTTAGTGCAAATTGATACTTAGAGGAAAACATGGAAGTAGATCTAGAATTATCATAGAAAGGAATAATTCTTCGAACTCCAATAATTGCTTCGGCTATCGTTATGTATTTGTTATCAAAGTCACCTATTGCTGTTGCAGTCGATGCATGAGTTGTCGCGGTTGCTGAACTAGTATTGCCTGTAATGGTTTCGCCAGTTGAAAAGGTGGTAGTAGTATTTGCATAAAACGTATTACCATCTCCACCCGATTTAACTTCAGGATTTTTGTATCTTAAAGTGGTATTAGCACTATGATATGCATGTACGATTGCTTGTACACCACTCGTCCCACCAGTAATTACTTCACCATCTGTAAAAGTTCCGGTGGGGGCTCCTGCCAACTTAAGAGTAGATCCTG